CGAGAGAGGGAACCTCTAGCTAATCAGGTCCTTGAGACCGAATTTGGCTGGAAACCTCTCTTTGAAGACGTGCATGCCGCAATATTTACAGCTTGCGACACACTAATGGGGTCAGAGTGGATGACGAGCCGTGCTCGTACGTCCATCAGTGAATCCAGGATCGACTCGGGCAACCCACAATTCATCGGGACGATGACTTGGCGGGGAAAAGCCTGGGTCTCTTATGGCGCGCGAGTGTCCATAAGCAATCCGAATGCCTGGATGCTGAACCGCCTGGGTCTAATAAACCCGGCGACGGTCATTTGGGACCTTGTCCCTTGGTCGTTTGTGGTGAATATGTTTGTGAATGTAAATCAGATACTGAACTCGTTTACCGACGAGGTAGGTCTATCTATCACAGACAGACATCTCACAAGAGGTCAGGCTTACAACCTGATACACGATATCAAGATATCCCCGGGGCAACCCGGTGGATCTATGCGCTCAGGCCTGGCCTACAAAGAGCGCACGAGAGTTCTTGATACCGCCCCCGCGTTAAGCTGGCAGTTGAAAGTGCCGAAGCTGGACTGGGAGCTGGCGTTAATCGCCAGTTCTCTTGTGGTTCAGAAAATCGGTAAGATCAATCGTCTGATTCGCGCGATTTAACGCAACATTGGGCTAATCGCCCTCCTTCTTAAATAGGAAAAGAACCATGCCTCAAGCTACGGACATCACCATCAACAATGGTGCAGCAACCCCTGTCGCGAAGACCTTCACCCTCATCAGCCCTGCGGCTGGTGATGGTTCTTACGCCAACTGGCGTTTGAAAGAAGGGACCATCTCGACTGTGTTCCCGCGTATTGCCATCGCGGCGCGAGCCAACGGCAACAACGCGCGGAAGGCCAACATCAAGATCCAGGTCCCGTCGTCCTACACGGACACGGTTACTGGCTTGACGAAGGTGGGTAGTGCGTTCGACTTCAATGCCGACGTAACTGTCCCCGACGACTTCCCGGAGTCTCTCAAAAACGACGCAGCAGCTTTCGTGGTTAACGCCGTGGCGCATGCCCTGGTGAAAGCCGTGATTCGCGACGCCGTCCCGACCACCTAACTGGTGGCCTAGAGAGAACATCAACTCACGAGAAGGAGAAAACATGGATCATCATTTGATTCGTGTCGTCCACGCGCTTTGCGAGGACGTGGCCACACCGCGAGCCTTAGCTGTGAAGCTTTTGGCGGAACACGGTGAGTGGACGCAGCTACTTAAGCTGCGAGTCAGGCCTCATGATTACCCCGATAGCGAAAGCTATTGGAGGGACGCTCTGGTGACGGAGCTCCTCCGCAAGTGTAATATCACTACGGATGTGGATCGTGAGGGGGCTGCTGTAGCCACTTTCTATGCATGCGAGCGTAGAAATGCTACTACTAACGCAAGGTTGGCACGGTTTATCCCTGAACAGATGCTCCTAGAGCATCCTGGGGACGACCGCGTTGCTCGTTTCATCGACGAGTGGCGGAAAGATGTTGATTTTGTGTTGGGAACACTGCCTACCCACCTGACCCCTCGGTTTTCGGGGGGTGCCACGTATGGTGATTCCGGTACCTTAACAACAACGCCGGACAAGATGTCTAGCACTCCTCAGATCACTTCGTCAGCCAGAGACCTGCTCTGCTTTTGGCAGGAAACCTCATGGTTCAGGGCCCTTTGTGAAGAGCGCCCGTGGCAAAGTGATCCTCTTACGGTACGCGGTAATATTTTCTTTACCGTGCCCAAAGATGCTGAAAAGCGTCGCGGGTGTTGCAAAGAGCCGTCACTCAACATCGCCTTCCAGCTTGACGTTGGAAGGTTGATGAAGACTAGGCTCAGACGTATCGGAATCGATCTTAAGACCGGACAGGACCTTCATAAGTCCCTGGCTCAGAAAGCAAGCCTAACCGGCGAGCTGGCTACGATCGATATGAGTAACGCTTCCGACACCCTGTGTCGGTTACTGCCACGCCTTGTCTTGCGAAAGGAATGGTTTACGTTACTCGACTCTCTGCGTGCCACACATACGTTGATGCGGGATGGCAAATGGGTTCGACTTGAGAAATTCTCCTCTATGGGGAATGGCTTCACGTTCGAGCTCGAATCGCTTATCTTTGCGACGTTGGCACGGCGAGTGGTAGCCGATGAAGGGGGTGACCCCGATTTGGTTAAGTGCTATGGTGACGATCTCATAGTACCGGTCCGGCACACCAAAAGTGTGCTGGCTGCTCTCGCGTTTTTCGGCTTCGAGCCGAACAACCGAAAGACCTTCGCTGAAGGTCCTTTCAGAGAGTCTTGCGGGGGTGACTTCTTTGGCGGTGTACCCGTGAGGGCCCACTATTTAGAGGAGTTACCAGATGAACCGCAAGAATGGATATCACTTGCCAACGGCCTTAGGCGCGTGGCTTTTGCAAACGCTAACAGTTCTCACCGCTGGGATACTGTTAGGCGTGCTTGGCACCGCGTCCTGGACGCTATACCGAGTGATATCCGTAGGTGTCGGGGCCCTTCACATCTCGGAGACGCCGTCATTCATGACGACGAATCCCGGTGGGGGCACACGCAGATTAAGCCAAGACGCAGATCCAGTGCCTGTGGAGGATTCGTCCTCAACGATGGCACTGGACCGGCGGTCGACGCGGTCTACGCGTGGTTACCCGTACCAGTGACGCTTCCCTGGCATCACTGGGTACCTACCGTGCAACTAGCGAGTTGCACCCTGGGCTTATCTTCCACCGGAGTAACCCCTCGTGGGGGTATCTCTGGCTACAAGATAGGGCGCTTGCCGTCAAGGCTTACGTCCGATTGGGAGCCCATCTCACGGTGATTCCGTGAGGGAGTGCTTGGCCTGACTCATCATCAGGATTGGACCTCGCAAGAGGGGAGGGTGCGATGAGCACCTGAAGTGGG